GCGCGGTGATCGCACGCTGGGACGGGCAGGAAATCACAGCCGGGGACTTGACCCGAGTGGGGATCACCGCCATCGCGGTCTGGGTCACGATCGCCGCCATCCTTGAGGGATGGCGATGAGCCCGGTCTACGTTTGGCGCTGCGCAACTTGCGGCGAGATAGAAGAGCGGCACCAAACCGGCTTTGATCCGATCACGCCGCGCTGCCTGAAGTGCGGACCGTTCATGCAGCGGGTCATAACAGCACCCGGGATCGTTCTCAAAGGGGACGGCTGGGCAACGAAGGAAGGGAAGGGGGAATGAGGCACGCATCGTTCTTCAGCGGAGTCGGCGGTCTTGACCTCGGCTTTGAACGCGCTGGCATTCACACGGTGAGCGTCAGCGAGATCGATCCATACGCCAACAGCGTATTGGCAGAGCGATTCCCAGACGCTCCGAATCTGGGCGACATCGTAAAACTTGCAGAGAAAGAGTTGGTAAATAAAGATGACGGAAGAAACTTGGCTGATAAGAACGACAGGGGACTTTCACGATCCAACACTTCAGATAGAGAAGGACGGACTTCCGATGTTGGCGGCAAACCCAATGTCGGATCGGCAAATGGTGGTGGCGCAGATTGGCGAACCGCAGACATTTGGTCAGGTGGATTCCCCTGCCAAGACCTCAGCGTCGCAGGCAAGCGCGCAGGATTCGCAGGCAAGCGCAGCAGCCTCGCCTTCACCTTCCTCGACCTTGTGGAGCAGCACCGACCTAGGTGGCTCGTGCTGGAGAATGTCCCTGGACTCTTCAGTTCCAACAAGGGGGCTGACTTCGGACGGCTTCTCTATGAAATGGAGCAACTCGGGTATGGCGTTTCGTGGCGAACTCTGGACGCTCGCTACTTCGGAGTCGCCCAGCGACGCCGTAGAGTGTTCCTTGTCGGCAGTCTTGAATCCGACCGCGCCGGTGAGGTTCTCCTTGAGTGCGAGGGCTGCGAGCGGCATCCTTCGCCGCGCTGGACGCAGAGGCAAGGTGTTGCCAGCGGCTCTCCAGACGGCTCTGGAATCGCTCGCACAGTCCGCGCCAGCCTCGCCAAGCGAGGCGAAAGAGGAGACGGTAGCGATGACCTCATCGTCAGTCAGGCGCCTGACTCCGACAGAGTGCGAGCGGCTGATGGGCTGGACCGACGGCTGGACAATCAGCAAGGCGTGGCGCGCAAATCGTCGTTCGGACACTACGAGATCACTGAAGACGCAGGAACTCTCAAGTCATCAGGCGGCGACATCGGGGGGGGGTCGGAGAACTTGATTCTTTCGTTCCCATCCCGGTTTGGCAGCAATGCCAATGTGACCGAGAGCCAAGCGCAGTCAATGGCACACAGCGCTGGAGCGCCGGCAGTGCTCCTCGACAGCGTAGGTGGCACAACCGACGAGGATGATCTGCTCCCAGTCGGTCTGGACTCACACCGCTACCGCTGCTGCGGGAATGGAGTGGTCGCTCCAGTTGCCGAATGGATCGGCAGAAGAATCGTAGAAGCAGACCGCCGCTGGCGAGAAGGAGAGGGCGAATGAGCAGGCAGTACGAGTTCGTAAAGGCAGAGCAGCGGAGCCCAGAATGGCACGCGCTCCGCGCAGAGGGGATCACCGCAACAGATGCCACGGTCATCGCGGGGCTTTCGCCCTACAAGACGCCATATCAACTCTGGGCGGAAAAGACGGGGAAGGCGGAGCCCACACCCGTCGGAGCGGCGGCGCATCGGGGCATCATCCTCGAAGACGCAGTCGCGCGTTTTTACGAAGAGGAGACCGGGACGGAACTGCGAAAGTCAAACGGCGTCGTTCGGTTGAAGGAGCAGCCCTGGGCGATGGCGAGCCTTGACCGCACCGTCGTCGGGCAGCCTGGACTTGTCGAAATCAAGACAAGCGCAAGCCGCCGCTGGAGCCTTTACCCGGTGCCGCCGGAAGTTCAAGCCCAAGTGCAGTGGCAAATGTTCGTCACGGGCGCCCCGTGGGTTGACGTTGTCGCATTGCTCGGCGGGCTCGTTTTCCGCATTGAGCGCGTGAAGGCGGACACAAAACTCCAGGGCGAACTCTACAACCGGGCGATCGCATTCCGAAACGCGATCGCAACAGACACGCCACCGCCGATGCAGGGGACGGACTCCGACACATTTGCGGTGGTCACGCCACAGGCGACAGACGAGTGGAACCCGGCAGACGAGGAAGCCGAGCGGGTTGCTCGCGTCTACGAAGAGACGCGCGTTGAAGCGAAGGCGCTTGACGAACAACTCTCCGAGTACGCGATGATCCTCAAGCAAAAGATCGGGGAGAAAGCCGGAGTCGCCGGTAACGGGTGGGTCGCAACCTGGAAGCAGAACAAGACCGCTGAGAAAACGGATTGGCGCGCGGTTGCCGCGGTCTTGAAGGGGATCGCCCCAGAAACCTACGACACCTCGGTCGGCGCCTTCACCTCGGAGACACCGGGGGCTCGCGTCTTCCGATTCAAGCGGGACGCTGACGGCGAATGATTGACGTCAAACTTACGCCCGAACAAATCGCCCGCTGCGTTGAGTGGACCGCTGCGAAGCAGGACTACAAACAGGCGCACGCGGTCGCAGACCAATGGTACGACCGCAACAGCACGTCGCGGGCGGTTGACTTGATGGGGCGGCTTGGCGAAGTCGCGGGAGCCCAGGCGCTTGGTCTTGATTGGCAGGAAGCGCTTGACTGGGCAATCACGCCTGGCGGCGACGCAGGCATCGACATGACGGCACACGGCTTACGGTGGGATGTGAAGACGACAGCGAAGGAAGCGCTGATCTTCAACTCGCCGTTCCACTTCAAGGCGGACGCCGCCCTGCTGGTTCAACTGCTCGGAGACCGGGCAGTGCCAGACGCACCAGACGCCACCTACAGGGTCTGGGGAGTTTGCTCACGAGAGCGGTTCCTCAAAACGATGGAAGCCAGGGCATATGCTGGGCGCGATCGCGTCGCGGTCGACGCCGGACAAATGATGCCGGTCGCTGAGTTTCTGAAGTGGGTGAAAAGATGGGGGTGAAATTGAACGATTGAACGTCAACTATCAACCAAAGCGAATAGGGGGAACCATGAGTAAGGAAATCGCACAGGCGCTCGCGGCGCCATTTGATCCGAAGGATCTCAAGCAGCGCCCAGGGCGCGCCGGGATGACTTTCACCTACGCAGACGCGCGAGCGGTTGCGCAGCGGCTCGACGACGCGCTCGGCGTCACCGGGTGGCAATTTGAAGTCGCGGTCGCGGACGTTCCGCGGTCGGTCGTCAAGGGGAGCCTGACGCTGGTCATCGAGGGAAAGACAACGATCCGGGAAGACTTCGGATATCCGAACAGTGGGGCAGACGAGGAGCCGCTCAAGAGCGCCGCCTCAGACGCCCTGCGCCGCTGCGCCGCCCAAATCGGGGTCGGACGCAGCCTCTACAGCCCCGAGCAGGGGCAGGGTGGGGTGAAGACGCCACTAGTGGGGGGAACGCCCCGCTCCGTGGCTCCTACACCCCTCTCCGACGATTCCAGCGGGGGGGATCAGGCGATCGTTCGGGCGGCAATGGCGTTCGCCCAGGGGGACGCGGCGGGAGCCGGGAACTGTCCCGCACACGGGACCCCGTTCATTCTCCGCCCAGGCGGGGTATCAAAGACGACCGGGAAGCCCTACGCAGAGTTCTACGCCTGCCCAACAAAAGACGCGGCGGGTTTCTGCAAGGCGCGCCCAGCGGCGCCGCGCCCAAAGCCGGCACCGGCTCGACAGCCAGAAGAGACGCTGGAAGAATTACCGTTCTAAACGGCTGACAACGGGGCGGGCGCAGAGCAGCGTCCGCCCCGCAAGCGAAGAGAGGGGACAACGATGGCTCGACAGTTTCTCAAACTGACAAGCGACTGGGACGAAGACGAGAGGATCGCCATGCTCCCGGACTTGGCGCAACTGCTGTTTGTGAAGACGCTCAGCCGCGCCAAGCGGCAGCGCCCAGGGGGGTCGTTCGGAAGCGCCGCCCACCTGAAGGCGCTGCTACCAGACCGGCTGCACCGGCACCTTCCCGCGCTCTTCCAGGCGGGGCTTCTCGCGGAAGAGCAGGGGCGGGTGGTGGTCGTCAATTGGAGCCGATACCAAGTCGATCCAACGACATCCGAGCGCAGCGCCCGATTCCGCGCAACGCACACGCAACGGTCACGCGACGGTGAAGTCACGGGCGAAACACAGCGGGAGACACGAGACACGAGACTAGAGACAAGAGACTTAACTAAAAAAGTAAGTAACCGGGAAGGGAAGCCCGAGAGCGCCTACGAAATCATTCTGGGGAGAGGGCGATGAAGAGGAACCTTGCGCTCATCGGACCACAGGGGGCAGGGAAGACGACGATCGCCTCGCTGCTTTGCGAACACTTCGGATACGCCCGCGTTGCCATCGCAGACCCGATCAAGGCGATCGCCAACGACGCGTACCCTGGGCTGGGGAAGGAAGACGAATACGATGTGCGGACGTACAGCGGAACGCGCCGGACAACGGGGCGAGAATTGCTCCAAGACATCGGCGCAAAACTTCGGGAAGTCGATCTCGACATCTGGCTGCGTCAATTCAGGCGCCGCTACCTTGAAGCGATTAAAGCCGGGCGGCTGGTCGTGATTGACGACGTCCGGCTGGAACACGAAGTCCGATACCTGCAGCACATCGATCCGTTGCTCAGCGTCGTCCGGATTCACGCGGACGGCGCCACGAGAGCGGAGCGCCTCGGGCGCCTCACGGGAGCGGGGGACGTAACTGAGACCGGCTGGGGCATTGCGCCATACGATCTTAACGTGGATACTTCAACGGGGACACCGGAAGACGCGGTCGCAACGATCGCTCGGTGGTTGGAAGGGGAACGATGAATACTTTCCTGGAACTTGAAACATCGGCAGCGCAAATCGGATATCACTTTGACGCGCTCATGCGGCTGGAAGACGGGTACCTCGTCGTGCTTGAAGACACGATGGGGGCAACGCTTGAGTTTAAAGGCGCAACACCACAGGCGGCAGTCGAGTCCGCCATCTCTGGGTTGAGCATGCACACGGAGCGGCTCAACCCGTGACGATCCAGGGGCTCGGCATTGCGCTCTTGGCGCTGCACATCGCCGGGGCAGTATTGGTAGCGCTGGCGATACCAGAAGCGCGCAGACGAGGGAGCGTTGCAGCCGCTAGGATCTACCTGCTCATCGCGGCGGCAACCGTCGCGTGGATCTGGAAGGCGATGGAATGGCTGGCGTAAAGGCGCAAAAGGATAACGGCGGAAAGAGCATCGCAACGCGCTGGCGTGGCGCAAACTGCCACGCTTGCGGAGCATCAATCAGCGAACTCAAACAGGCGTGGCGCGTGCGCTGGATTACGCTGGAACGCCCGAGGAAGACCGCGATGGTTTGGCAACACCGCACATGCCAGGGCGGACGATGAGAATTGCGCGCCCGGCTCCGTTCCTTGACGACGGGGTTACGCTCATCCAGGAAGGCGATCGCTGCTGGGCAGAGGAAGCGCGCTTCAGCGCGCGCCCCTGGGCGAGCCTGTGGATTGAACGCAGCGGCGCAACGCCACCAGCCGGGTGGTTCTTTCTCAACGACGCACCAGCGAACCGGAAGACGATCGCGGACTGCGTCAAAGAGGGACTGCTAGAACTTGCGAACGACGACCGCGGCAAGATCGCGCGGGTGATTTGATGGGCGCCTGGAAAGACCTCGACCTGCAGGCAACACGCAGCCGCCGCGGGCGAACAGCGCGCAACCGCGGAAACGCCTTTGAGCGCGAAATCGCCACGCGGCTTAACGGCACGCGCATCGGCTGGACTGGCGGACCGACCGATGTGTCGACTGGCGTCTACGACATCCAGTGCAAGGTGGGCGGCTCGTTCCCCGAGCGGATCTGGGGCTGGCTCAACCGAATCGCATTTCGCCACGACAAACTGCGCGCGGTTGTGATTGGCGACAGCCCCGGACCTGGCACTAAGCGCCGCGTGCTGGTGGTCTTTGATCTCGGTGAGTTTGCGGACTTCTTCGGACAACCGGAAGACAGCGAATGAACTTGGTCCTCTTGGCGATTGCCCTGACGCTAGGGGGAAATGGAAGTCCGCCCGATGGCAACGCATCGTGGTACGACGCAACCTACGCCCCAGGCGGCAAAACGCAAACAACCTGGTACACGCGAGCAGGCTTCACGCATTACGCGGCGACGGGGACGTTCACCTGGGGAGACCGCCCGCTCTTCGCGCTTGTTTGCCGAACAGACGTACCGGGACGGTGCGTAGGAGTCACCATCGTCGACCGCTGCTCACGCTGCCGCAGCGACTTGCGAAAGCCCTGGGGACCACGCAGCCGATCGATTGACCTGAGCCCAGCAGCCTTCGCACTGCTGGGGGACTTGCGCAAAGGCGTATTACCAGTCACAATCCAAATCGTTCACAGGGGAGCGCACTAAGAGAGCAGAGGGGGAAACATGAGGACACCAGAACAGAAAGCGAAAGACAGAGCAGACCGGGAGACGTGGCTGCAGGAAACCTACGGCAAGAGCATGACCGTTGAGCAGCACGCGACACTCTATGCAGCGCGCCAAGCCATGCGGACGGAGATCGCCACAGAGAATGGCGACGATCCAGAAGGCGACGACGAGTGAAGATCATCCGAGCACTGACTGGCGATTGGATGCGCCTTGTCGCAAAACACACATACCCGACGGCGCGCACATTGCGCGAACTGGAAGAGGCGATGGCGGCAGACCTCAAGATCACTTGGCGATCCTGCAACGCCTACATGCTGGAAGAGCGCCGAATGCCGGAAGACGCCGAAGAGCGCTTCATCGAACTTTACGGCGAACCTACGGAAGACGGATGGCGCGAAGTCGTTCTCCGCAACCGCGAAGACGACAGCCCGCCGCCAAAGCCACGCAGGAAGCGCGGACGGAACGCGGAAGTTACGCAGGCGTACCGGGACAACTGGCGCGCAGGGTTGATAGAAGCCGCACGCGCGCTGGCAGACGGGGCGCTTGGTCACAGGCTCGGAGACTTTACGCAGAACACGGTCACCTACGGCGAAGTCGAACAGTTCGAGAAAGACCTTGACGCCGAGGAAGCAATGCACACCTACAGAACCAAAGAGAGCGGGAAGGGCTTCAACGACCTCGCGGCGCGCAACGACTACGTGACAACCTGTTTGCGCTGTGAACTCGTCGGGGCGATTGACGACAGCGCGCAGGAAATCAACGGGCTGGTATTCAAAGTGACCTGCGGCACGCGGTCGTACCGGTTCGGTTGATTGAATGAAACCGTTCTGCCTCACCTGCCTAGCATCCGCGCAACCGAACGCTGAGACGTGCGACGGCAGTCACACCGCTCCCATCAAGACGCAGGGAAACAAAACCGAATCGCTCCGTAAGCGACGGGAGCGTGATCGCGTGCGTTACCAAACGCAGCGAGAAAAGCGGATTGCGCAAATGCGGGATCATTACCTTACGAACAGGGAGCGCAGGCGTGCGGAACACCGCGCTTACTACGCAGCGAACCGGGAACGCATCAACGCAAAGCGAAGAGGGAGCGGCTAGACTCCGACAACGCCCGCGCTGCTCCGCGCGGGTCCCATGCCTGCCGAGGGAGTCCTCCCCTCGGCAGGCGCAACACACAGAGGGGACAACAGGGGGGAACGATGGCGAGACAAGACCGACACACAGTCGTGCAAGCGTGGATCTCCCATGCCCAATTTCTCCTGCACCTTGACGAGTGGAAGATCACGATCGCCAAAGACGCTGCAGACGTTGAAGCCTGGGCAGACATCGACACGGGATCGGGGCAGAACTATGAAGCCGAACTACGGCTCAGTCACGACTTCTTCCGTCAGACGGCAGAGAGACAGCGCCTCGTCCTCACGCACGAACTGCTTCACCTTGCCAGCGCACGCTACGCCCGCATCGTTGAAAACTTAGAAGACGCGCTCGGGAAAGTCGCGTGGGCGGTTCTGGCTCCGCAAATTGACGACGGGGAAGAGCGCATGGTTGAGTTCTTTGCCAACCTTCTCGCGCCCGGGCTTGACCTTCCGAACTTCCCCAAAGCGTGACGTTCGCTCGACCATGCCTCGACTGCGGAACTCTGACGACCGGTGGAGACCGCTGCGCGCCACACAGCGCCGCGGCACAGGCACGCTGGAAGGCTGGCAAGCCGAACCCTTACAGCGACCCGGCGTGGCGCCGGCTCAGCGCAATGGTCCGATCAAAGCGCCCCTGGTGCGAAGCCTGCGGGACGACAAAGGATCTGACCGTTGACCATCTTGACCCGGTCAGCAAAGGCGGACCGCTGCTCGCACCGGAACACAGGCTGCGCGTCGTTTGCCGCGCTTGCCACGGCAGGATGACAAAACACAGAAAGGAAAGCACGCGATGAGAATCGGTTTCTACAGCAACTCGCCCCATATTCCAAGTGGTTACGGTCAACAGTGCGCACAAGTGATCGAACGAATGGCGAAAGACGGACACGAAGTCGCGGTGATGAGTAATCACGGCGCAGCCGTTCAAATGATGTGGAACAACATCCCGATCTTCCCAGACGGGTTGCGCCAATACAGCGTTGACCTTTTTCCGCAGCAACTTGCTGGCTGGGGCGGGATTAGCATCGGGCTGTTTGACGCCTGGGTTCTGGTTCCAGTTGCCGAGCAACTGCGCACGCTCAAACTGGCGTGGTGGGTTCCGATTGACCACGAACCGATTCCACCGCTCGTTGCTGAGTTCATCGCAAAGAGCGGATGCGTCGCCATTGCCATGAGTCAACACGGGGAGAAGTGCCTGCTTGACGTTGGTATTCCGCGCGAAAACGTTGTCTACATTCCGCATGCGATCGACACCCGCAACCTATTCGTCGACAAGGGGCGACAGGCGCGAAAGGATATGGGCATCCCAGAAGACGCACACCTGACGATCATGAACGCTGCCAATCGCGGAAAGCAGCCGATCCGCAAAGCGTTCGCTCAAAATCTTGAAGCGATCGTGCGGCACCTGAATAAGCATGAAGACGCCTACGCGTACATCCACACGGAGCCCCTGGGACTCAGCGATGGCATGAACTTGCCGCGCTATCTCGGGTACCTCAAAGCGCCGGCTGAACGCATCCGATGGGCGGAACCGATCGCTTACCGCAACGGCATCCCGACGGAACACTTGCCGCTCATCTATTCGGCAGGGGACGTGTTGCTCGCCACCTCGATGGGGGAAGGTTTCGGCGTTCCGACTATTGAGAGTCAGGCGTGCGGCACCCCAGTCATCGTGAGCGACTGGGCTGCGAGCGCGGAACTCTGCGGACCATACGGGACAAAGATCGGGGGACAAAGAGACTGGGACGAACACCAGGGAGCCTGGTGGATCAACCCAGACATTGATCAGATCGCCGCGGCGCTTGAGAATAACTATCACCAGACGAAGGCGGGGCTGGTTGACCGGACGGCAGTCCGACGCTTTGCGCTGAACTTTGACGCGGACGATGTCTACGAAGCGAAGTGGAAGCCGCTCATCGCCATGCTTCACCAGCGCCCAGCGCCGGGGCAGACAGCCCAGCCCAGCCGAGCGCAACGTCGCGCAGCGCAACGAAGGAAGTGACAAACGGGGGGGCGGTCAAAATCATACGCACGAATAGTCGCCGGCTATCCAACGCCGAGCCCAGCGCACAGGCGGGGGGGTTTTTAGGTTTTGGTGTAAAATCCAAACAGGGGGGAAAATGAGCAGGAAGACACTGACCTCGGAATCCGTAACGGGCGGACACCCGGACAAACTCTGCGACCAAATCAGCGACGGCATCCTTGACCGGTTGCTGGCTGAAGACCCGAACGCACGCGTTGCGGTTGAAGCCGCAGCGAAAGACAACACGGTCTGGGTCTTCGGGGAAGTCGGAAGCGCCGCCGAGCCGCACGCCGAAGCGGTCGTGCGTGACGTCTTCCGGCGCAACGGGTACACAGACCCGGATAGCGGAACAACGGCAGACACGGTGGAAGTCCGAACGACGATCAGCCGCCAAAGCCCAGACATCGCTCAAGGCGTCGACAACGCAGACCCGCTCGGAGCAGGGGCTGGCGATCAGGGGCTCATGATTGGATACGCAACGAAGGAAGCGCTTGGGTACATGCCGCTGCCGCTTTACCTTTCCAGGCAACTCACAAACGCGCTGACGCGCGAACGGGAGACCGGGCGGCTGCCGTGGTTGCGACCGGACGGGAAGGCACAAGTCAGCGTCCGATACGAAGACGGAGAGCCCGAGGAAATTACCGCGGTTGTCATCTCGGCGCAACACGCCTCGGACATTGGCATTGACGAAGTCCGCGCAGCGCTTTCAGAAATTGCCAACAGCGTGCTGCCGAACTATTACCTCACCAATGAAACAGCCTTCCACTTCAATCCGACAGGGCGGTTCGTCATTGGCGGACCGGCTGCTGACTCGGGGCTGACCGGGAGAAAGATCATCGTGGACACCTACGGCGGCGCAGCGCGCCACGGCGGTGGAGCCTTCAGCGGAAAAGACCCGAGTAAAGTTGACCGCACTGGGGCATACGCCGCGCGCTGGCTTGCGAAAAGCATCGTCGCATCGGGACACGCAAAGCGCGCGGAAGTGGAACTTGCCTACGCGATCGGAGTGGCAGACCCCGTGGCGGTTAACGTCGACACGTTCGGAGAGGGAGACGACCGCGCGCTTGCCGCGCATTTTGACGACACCATTGACCTGCGCCCTGGCGCAATCATTGAGCGGCTAGGATTAAAGCGAGTCAAGTACCAGCGATGCGCGCGCACCGGACACTTCGGAGACCCCGAACTGCCGTGGGAAGAGGCGCTCGAGATTTAGGGGGACACGATGGCAAAGACAGAATGGCGCAATAGGATTACGAAAAGCGCGGAAGTCGCACCAGAGACGATCCTGCCAAACCCAGAGAATTACAGGGAACACCCGGACAGGCAACAGCGGCTCATGAGCGGGGCGCTCAACGAACTCGGATGGGTGCAGCCGGTGATTGTTAACAGCCGAAGCGGAAGACTTATTGACGGACACATGCGCGTTGCGCTCGCGATCAGGCGCGCAGAGAAGACTGTGCCGGTGAACTACGTTGACCTCAGCGAAGAGGAAGAGCGCGTCGCGCTTGCAACGATTGATCCGCTGGGCGAACTTGCGCGCCAAAACGACAACGACCTGCGCTCGCTGCTTGCGCAAGTTTCAGTCAAAGATCGGGACCTGAAAGACCTACTCAGCGAACTCGACAAAGACGCAGGCGGGGATCAAGACTCCAGCGAAGAGACGCGCGAGACGCTGATGGCAAAAAATCGCGTTGACGAACTGCGTGCAAAGTGGAAGGTGAAGGCGGGCGACGTTTGGCAGGCTGGAACGCACCGGATCGGTTGCCTTGACGCAACAAACCCGAAAGCGGTCGCCAAACTGATGGGCGCAAAAAAGGCGCACCTGGTCTTCACAGACCCGCCATACGGCGTGGCATACCAGGCAAGCGGACATGAGGAAATCAAAAACGACGCGCTGACTGGGGACGCACTTGTGGACTTTCTCGTCAAGTCTTTCAAAAACATGGAAGCCCACTCTTACGATGACGCAGGCTTCTACATTTGGCACGCCACGAGCAGCCGCGACGAATTTACACACGCGCTCAAGCGCGCCGGACTGCTTGAAAAGCAGTACCTCATCTGGGCAAAGCCGCAGCCCACGCTCGGACACGCGGACTACCAACAGGCACATGAACCGTGCTTCTACGCGAGTAAAGCGGGACACCAGCCGCGCTGGTTCGGCGGGCGAGACAAAAACACGGTCTGGGTTATTGCGCAGGCAGACGCAGAAAGGGCAAGCGCAACACTCACCGGCGGATTGATGATCAGCGCCGGAGACCGCCGCCTCTGGCTCAGCGACAAATCGCCAAAGGGGAAAAAACTGCGCACCTTCAGGATTGAGCCTGGCGAGCGCCTGGAACTCAATGAACCGGGGGACGAAAGCGACATTTGGATTGTCGGAAGGGATACGACAAAGCCCTACCACCCCACGCAAAAACCCGTTGAACTCGCAGCGCGGGCGATCCGCAACTCCACGGAGCCAGGCGACATTGTGGTCGACCTTTTCCTCGGGAGCGGTTCCACCGCGGTTGCTGCAGAGCGCACAGGGCGAACTTGCTACGGGACAGACTACGACGCAGGGTACGTCGCAGTTATTCTCGAGCGCCTAAGCGAAGAGGGGCTGAAGCCTGAGCGCATCAACGAGAGCGCGTAGAAGACCCGCATGGGAACCCGCGGACCGGCACCAAAGCCAACACGCCTGAAGATCATCTCTGGGGAGACGCGCCCAAGCGTCATCAATTACGCAGAGCCCATCCCGGGCGGCGGACCGCTTACCGCACCGGAAGACTTGCGCCCGGAAGCGCGCGTCGTCTGGGAGCGCGTCATTGACGCGATCGGACACACCGGGGTGTTGACGTCGGCAGACAAAGACCTGCTCAGGCTTTACTGCGAGACGCTGGTTCGCTACACGGAAGCCGAGGGCATGCTCTCAAAGACTGGACCGTTGATCCGTGGAAGAGACGGGAACCTAGTCAAAAACCCGCTGCACCAAATCGTCAGAGACAACGCAGACTCAGTGAAAAAGTACGCGCGCGAACTCGGGCTCACGCCGGCTGCTAGGGTTGGACTGAAGGGGGACATTGATGGTCAAGCGAACTCGGCAACCGCGAAACTCGACGCCATTATCCGCGCAGCACGCCGAGCCTAAAGAGGAAGGCGACGTCGTCGCGGACTTCATCGAGTCCTTCTGCCGCCTTTCACGCGGCGATGAAGCCGGGCAATTGATCACCCTACGACCGTGGCAGCGCGAAATCCTTCGGAACCTTTTTGCCCATACGAAGGAAGGCAAGCGCAAGCATCGCCGCGGGCTGCTGCTTATGCCACGGAAAAACGGGAAGAGTTTGCTGGCGGCGGGCATTGCGCTCTACTCGCTGTTCACGGAAGTCGGTGCCGAAGTTGCTATCGTGGCTGGGGACCGCGCCCAGGCTCGTATTATTTTCCGCGAGTGCGCACGCATGGTTGAACTTGACCCGATCCTTAGCAGGAAACTGCACACGCTCCGAGACGTCATTGAATACCCGGAGACAGGAAGCGTGCTGCGCGTTTTGTCCAGCGAAGCGAGCCGCGCCGAAGGCTACAACTTCAGCACCGTCCTCTTTGACGAAATCCATGTGCAGCCAGACGACCGCCTTTGGTCAACCGTGAACCTCGGTAGCGGCGCACGAAAAAACCCGATGGTGCTGGGCATTTCCACAGCGGGGACAAAGACAGACAACCGCGGGCAAGACTCGCTCTGCTATCGGCTTTGGCAATATGGGAGACGGCTGGAAGCCGGGGAACTAAAAGATGACGCGTTCTACTTCCGATGGTTCACGGCACCAGACGAACTGGAGTGGAACTCAGAGGAAGCGGCACAAGCGGCGAACCCAGCATGGGGAGACTTCCTTGACCCGGATGACTTCAGCGCTGCGGCAAAGAGTATTCCAAAACATGAGTACGAGACAAAACGACTTTGCCGCTGGGTTTACAGCGCGGACCCGTACCTTCCAGCGGGGACATGGGACGCCTGCGCAGACTCGGAGATTGCGCTCAACGAAGAAGACCCTGTCGTCATCGGGTTTGACGGTTCCTACTCGAACGATTCAACAGCGCTGGTTGCGTGCAGGATTGCGGACCGGGCGATCTTTGTGCTTGGTCACTGGGAGCGCCCGATTGACGGAGACCTTGCCTGGCGCGTTCCGATCGAGGAAGTCGAAGCGCGCGTTGAGGAAGTCTGCGCAACGCATGCAGTCAAAGAGATTGTCTGCGACCCATTCCGCTGGCAGCGATCAATGGAAGTCTGGCAACAGCGCGGACTCCCGGTCGTTGAGTTCCCACAAACGCCAGGGCGAATGGTTCCAGCGACTGCTTCGCTGTACGATGCAGTTGTTAACGGACAACTGAAGCACACTGGAGACCCACGCCTTGCGCGGCACGCAGCGAACGCAACGCCTTACTATTCGCGCGCAGGGGTCATGGTAAAAAAGGAAAGCAAAAACAGCCTCAAGCGCATAGACTTACTTGTGGCTGCAATCATGGCTCACTCTCGTGCGGGTACACTCGGAACAGCACCAGAGCCGGCACCAAAGCCGCGAGTGGAATACCTCGAACTGTAAGGGAGACGAATGGGAATCCTTGATCGCATTCTCGGGCGCGAACAGACAGAGCAGCGCGCCATCGGCGGCGGCTGGGGTAACGACTGGTGGCGCGATGGCACCAACAAGTACGCAGGCGTTGCGATCAACCAGGACAACGCGCTCGACATTACAGCGGTCTACGCGGCAGTAAAACTATACGCAGACACAGTTGCGTCGCTTCCGTGGGGCGCATATATCCGATCAAGCGGAAGCCGCAACCCAGTGCAGCGACCACGATGGATGGATCAACCGATCCCGGCGAATCCTAACTTCACAGGCTTTGACTTCCGACATCGCATCGTGACCAGTTTGCTATTAGATGGCAATACCTTCATTCTGACTATGCGCGATAACGCGGGAGCAGTCGTGGAGTGCAGGGTGCTTGACCCGCGCAAAGTTGAAATCCGCGTGCTGCCAGACGGCACGCCCGAGTACCACATCAAGAGTGATCAGGGGACAGGGGTCTTCGGAACAGACGACATTGTTCACATTACGCTGCAGGGCGGGATCACGGAAAACTTGCGCGGGCTTTCGCCCATTGAGCGCCACCGCGTCACGCTTGGACTGGCAGCCGCAACGCAACTCTACGGCGCCAAGTTCTACGAGCAGGGTGCAGCCCCCAGTGGCATCATCAAAGTTGCTGGCGAACTCAACGCAGACCAGGCGGAGAATCTCCGCGCTGCGTTCGGACGCAAGCACGAAGGCGTGGACAAGATGCACAGAGTCGCAGTCCTTACCGGCGGCGCAGACTTCACTTCGCTCAGCGCAAAGATCACAGACCTCGCGCTGATTGAAACCATGCAATGGGGGACAGAGAGCATCGCGCGAATCTACGGCGTCCCGCTGCACCTTCTGCAGTACCCGGGCGGCAACACGTCATATTCTAGCGTCGAAGTGATCAGCATTGAATGGTTGCGCCTCGGACTAGGACCACTCATCGCGCGCATTGAAGCCGCGCTCCAGCGCTTGGTCGTGGGGAATACAACCTTCATCAAGTTCAACCTCGATGGTTTACTCCGCCCTACAACCAAAGAGCGCTACGACGCATATCAAGTAGCATTGAATAATGGCTGGCTTTCCGTAAATGAGATCAGACAACTTGAAGACCGCGCGCCGATTGGCGCAGGCGGAGACGAATTCCGACAGCCGCTCAACATCGGCGTGATCGGGGATAGCACAGGGAGTCAAGGCTGATGTACGAAATCATTGACATTGATGGCACGCTGACGACGAGCGGAGACACGCCGCGCGCGGAACTCGTTCAGTACGTCAAGGAAGACACCGCCCAGGAAGGCGTCAAGTTCATCATCGTCTCCGCGCGCCCGGTTGCGCGCCTTGAAGAGACAAAGGCGTGGCTTGCTGAAAATGACATTCCATATGACCAAATCCATCTAAACGACTTTGATGGAGCCGGGAAGGGACCGAACGTCGGACTTGCCTTCAAGGAAGCCAAGTTCAAGGCGCTGATTGAGCAGTACGGAATTGCCAGCGGGTCCAACCCTGACGGTATTGACTACGTCATCGACAACGACCCGGAAGTCATCGCCATCGCAAAGAGCCTCGGGCTTGACGCCCACACACCGCAACAGCACCTACAAGACGAGGGGCATCCAGAGATTGGCGGAACCGAAGCGGAAGGAAGCGACAAACTAGACGCGAATGGCGCAACGCCACCAATTCGCAGCGCTGGAAAGGAACTTGAGACCCGCGCAACGGCAATCGGTGACTTCACCGTCACCGAGACGTCGGACGGTCAGCGCACCTTCACTGGGTACGCTGCGCTCTTTGATTCCCCGAGCGCTGGGCTTCCGTTCCGCGAAGTCATCAAGGCGGGCGCCTTCAAGCGCAGCCTGACGCGCGCCACGGCGGGACAGAAAATCGTCTCGTTCCTCTTCGGGCATGATGAGACCCGAGCGCTTGCGACAACCGCCAGCGGGCGCCTGCGTTTGACGGAAGACGCAAAGGGGCTGCGCGTTGAAGCGAAACTTGACCCGACAGACCCGGACGCCGCGAAGGTGATCTCCATGCTCACGCACGAGAGCGCCGCCGCCGGCATGTCATTCGGGTTCACGGTGCCAAAGGGCGGCGATGCCTGGAGCGGCGAAGAGCGCACGCTCAGCGAAGTCAACCTCATCGAAGCATCCATCCTCAGCCCCGGACAGCGCGCAGCCTACCCTGCGACGACCGGGCTCGCGGCGGTCCGAAAGATTGCCGCACCGCGCATCGGCGTTGACGCCGATCGCCTTATTTCTACGCTCGAATCCGTCAAGGCGGGAAAGGAACTCTCCGACGACGAAGTGGAAGTCCTCGACACCGTTCGCACCCGGCTCGCGCCGAAGCGAATGGCGACAGACCCTACGATCGCCGCTGCGAAACTCCTGCTCGCAAAGATGGAAGACGAGACGGTCTAGGGTCACGAAGCATCGCCCCGCCGCGCATTGAACGCGAGCCCGCGAGAGCGCTCCCGCCCGGGACAGGAAAAAAAATAAAAACCAATAGCGAAAGGAAACAAAATCATGGCAGACCTTAAGCATCTGGCTGAGAAGCGCGCACGCCTTCTCACCGAGGCGAGTGACCTCGTCAGCGCAACCGCCGAGAAGGGCGACGCTCTTACCGGCGAGTCGCAGGCTCGCTTTGAGTCCCTCACCAATGAGGCGGCTTCAATTGCCGCCGCGATCCGCTCCGAGCGTGACGCAGCCGAGGCTCGCTCCGCTGCTGACGCAGTGCGCGCTGAGTACGCCGCTGCCGTTGCTCCGTCGACCTCGGTCGATTCGGACGACGCCGCTGAACTTCGCCGCCTCGCACGCGATGGTGGTGAGCGCAACTTTGAGTACCGCGATGTCACGAAGGCAACCGGTCTCGGAAACCCGGTGTCGGTCGCTGGGCTTGTCAACGTCATTGCCGGTCAGGTGAACCCTTTCCTCAATCCAGACGTTGTCGAAATCATTCGCGCCTCGACGGGCAATAACGTGCTTCTGCCTCGCGTGACTGCGCTTGGCACCGCCGGCTCGGTCTCCGAAGCCGGACAGATCAACGAATCGGACGGCACGCTGTCCAATCTTTCGTTGACGCCTGTGAAGTACGCAACGCTGCTCCAGATTTCCAGCGAACTCATCAATGACGCTGCATTCGACATCTCCAACTTCGTGGCGGAGAAGGCGGGGCAGGAAGTCGGCATCGCGCATGGCGCCTTCGCAGGCACCGCGGTTGCGGCGCAGGCTGGCACTGGCGTCACCGGCGCAACGACGGTCTACGCACCGACGTATGCAAATCTCGTTGACTTGATCTATTCGGTCAAGCAGCAGTATCGCCGCGCACCGAAGCGCGGGTTCCTTGCGAATGACGCGACAATTGGCGGCATCATCAAGTTGCTTGACGATCAGAAGCGTCCGATCTTTATCCCGGGCGACCTTTCTAAGCCGGACACCGTTCTCGGTTTCCCGGCTTACTCGGCGCCACTTGCGGACACCGCTGCAAACGCGCTCAGCGTTCTCTTCGGTGATCTTTCCGCGATCAAGACCGTCCTGGTTGGCGGCGTGGACATCGCTTCTAGCGTTGACTTCGCCTTCAACTACGGGCTCGTCACGTACCGCATCCAGGTGCGCGGCGCGACCGGTCTCATCGAGCAGACCGCGGTCAAGGCGTTCAAGGGCGGCGCGGCTTCCTAATCGGAGCCTGAACCGTTAGGCGGAAGGGGCGGGGCGAAAGCCCCGCCCCGGAAGCCCACAGGGGGGCAAGCATGAAATGGACTGAACGGCTGCAGGCGATCACGGCAGCCCTGGCTAGAATCAACGCACAGGGGGCTAGGAGCCCCGTAGAGCGGACTATTATCAAAAGGCGGGTGCAGACAGCCACCCTGCCTAGAGCGACCGCCACGGGGCGGGAAAGGGAGACCCGGTAATGGCACTGACGACGGGACAAGTGAACATCGTCGCAACGGCGACACCGATCGCCCAGTCCGATTCAGACGGCTGCGCCATCCACATCCACATCCCCGGCAACACGGGGCTATACCTCGGAGCATCAAACGTGACCACAGCGAATGGGTTGTTCCTTGATAAGGGCGCAGGAGTGCGAACGTTTCAATTGAACGCGGGGGACGCGCTCTACGGCATCGCAACTTCCGGAACCGTGGCGATTACCTATCTGAGGATTGACTGATGTCCTACGCCACGCTTGCGGAATTCAAGAGCAGCATCGGGATCACCGACTCGACGGACGACACGCCGCTCCAATCGGTGCTTGACGCAACCGACCTGCTTATCAACAACTACTGCGACACCAAAGTAGGGTTCGGTCAAACCGCATCGCAGACGCGCTACTACACGACAAACTCAATCCTTTATTGCCTCACCGATCCGATTGTCAGCGTCTCGGAACTGAAGACAGACAACAGTGGCATGGGGACATGGGACGTCACATGGAACGAAAGCGACTACATCCTCGCGCCAAAAAACGCGGCGCTTGACTCGCGTCCCTACACGGAGATTGATACAAACGTCGCGCAAGTGAAAATCTTCCCCACGCGATACATTGGCGTTAAAGTCACTGGCGTCTTCGGTTATCCGTCCGTACCGGCTGCAGTCAAGCAAGCGGCGTTGATCCAGGCGGGTGCGGTTTGGTCGTCCAGGACAGCCCCGTTCGGCATCATCGGTTCACAAGATCTCGGCGGCGTACTTCGGCTGAGCAGAGCGCTGCACCCGGAAGCCCAAGTGCTGCTGGAGCCGTACCGCAATCGGCTGGGCATCGCAGGGTGAACGATCAGACGGTCCTCTCTGCGCTTGCCGCACACCTGGTCGCGGCAACGCCGCCAACCGGGTACGCGCTGCGAGCAGTCCACACGTTCCCGCCCGATAACCTTGCGGTCGTACCAGCGGCGGTGATCCTTGCGGGAGACGACAAGATTGAATACGGAGCAGCGGTCCGAACGATCACGCTCAACGTTTCTGCAGCGATTTACATCTTGCCGCAGGCAGACCTTGCCAGAAAGTACACCGACCTCAGTGCCTGGCGCACCTGGCTTCGGGACGTTCTGATTGACGGCGTCACGCTTGAAAACACAGCGCAAGTCGCGCAGGCTTCTGTGACGTCAACGACGTTTGGCACAGACGTGTGGGCAGACCAGGACTACCTTACGGTTACCGCTACAATCGAAGTAAGCGCTGTCGAAGCGATCAACGCGTCAGCATAAAAAAGCAAGGAGACACAAATGCCTGCAGCAAGCGCCGGTAATATTCTCTTCAGCAAATTAGTAGCGTTCAAGGAAGCGACCGCTGGAACGATCCCTACGCTTACCAGCGGTGGGCGCAAGTTGCTCGTGACGCCAACAGGCGCCATCACCACTGGTACGACGATTGAACTTGGCGCCGATCGCAGCGTTGCGCTTCGCAACCCGCTGATCTCCACCACTGGAGTGATCGTCTCGCAGGAGCCTACTGTTTCTGCAACCGTTCCAGCAATCTCCGTGGGCGAACTTCCGCTCTGGCTGTCGATGACAAAGACCGTATCCGCAACCGGAACAGCGGCGCCATACCTCTGGGATTACGACTATTCAATGACGACGGCGAACAGCCCAACGTCGTACACGCTCGTCGCAACAGACGGTCAGCAACAGTATGCGCTCAACTACACGCTCGCAGAGAGCATCACGCTCGCCGCTGATCGCAGCGGGCTGACCAGCCTGAGCGCTAACCTCTTCAGTCAGTCGATCGCAAAGAATTCTGCGTCGCTCGCTGACGGAGTTCCGGCTTCGCCTTTCATGGCGGGACGCCTGTGGACTGCGTACCAGAGCGGGACGGTTTTTCCCGGTACGGCTTCAGGCACCGCGTATAACTATCTTCTCGACTTTAGCCTTGACTGGAACTCCGGCATCACGAAGCAGGCGTACCTTGCAGGCACTGCAGTCTTCAGCACGCATGCCGAGAGCGGACCGTTCACTGGGACGCTTTCGCTGACGGTATCGTCAACGGCTTCAGCGGTGACAACTTGGTACGACGCGCTGCAGGCTGCAACGCCGGTTGGCGTTCGGCTTACTTGGTCAAACGGAACGCACAGCGTCAACGTCCTAACGATGATTGTGCCAACCGATGTGCAAGTTCTCGCAGGCGCAGAAGACGGACTGACCACCTACGCAGTCACCGGTTCGCTGGTCTACGATCCAACCAGCGCGAAGAGCCTGCGCATTATTGTTGGGAGCGACCTCGCAACGCTTCCATAAGTTAAAGACAGGGGGGGAACATGACACAGGCAAAACCTACCGCGCGAACAGTTGAAGTAGAACTTGCAACACCATACGACGGGTGGAAGGCGACGATGAAGGCAGACGGGATCACCGCGCGCATTTTCATCAAACTCCAAAGCAACGACGTCAGCGAACAAATGACCGCGATGGCTTCGCTTGTCGTTGCGCATAACTTCCTTGACTCAGTTGGTGAGCCGGTAGAGTCGGTGCTCGATGCGCCGATCGACGCACTCACGGCAGCGATCGCCAAGTGGAGCGATGCGGTAGCAGCACTCCCCCCTCGGTAAGGCTCGACGCCCAGCGGCTGGCGGCGGGTCGTGCCATCGCGCCGCA